TGAGTTCATTGCGCGGTCGAAGGGGTCCGGTCGTGGGTTCACGGCGGATGATCTGGTGATGGATGAGGCGCAGGAGCTGGACGACTTCGCGTATGCGGCGTTGTTGCCGACGATTAGCGCGGCGCCGTCTGGGAATCCGCAGCAGATCATCTGCGGGACACCGCCTGGGCCTCGTGACAATGGCGAGGTGTTCACCAGGTTGCGGAAGGACGCCCTTTCCGGGCGGTCGCAGCGGACGTTGTGGCTTGAGTGGTCGTTTGAGCCGCACGCGGACCTGGACGACCGTAGGCAATGGGGGATTGCGAACCCGTCGCTAGGTCGGCGTCTTGACCTTCAAGTGCTGGAAGATGAGCGGGCCGCGATGGATGACGCGATGTTCCAGCGTGAGCGGGGCGGGGTGTGGTCGTCGGAGGGGACGCAGAAGGTGATCCCGGATCACGTGTGGCGGGGTTCGTTCGACCCGGAGTCGCAGCCGGTTGATCAGTTGGCGATGGCTATTGACATGGCACCGGAGGGCGGGTCGGCCACGATCGGTATTGCCGGGAGACGGGCGGATGACCGTTGGCATGTGGAGTTGATCGAGCAGCGTGACGGGTCGGGGTGGGTTGTGGAGCGCGCCGCGCAGGTGGCGTTGCGGCACGGGTTTGGGGCGGTTGTGGTTGACGGCGCGTCCCCGGCGTTCGCTCTGGTGGAGCCGTTGAGGGCGCGTGGGCTGGAGGTGACGGTTACGGGGGCGCGGTCGATGGGGCAGGCGTGTGGCAGCTTCTACCGGCTGCTGATGGAGGACGGTATTCGGCATGTGGGGCAACCGCAATTGGCTCTCAGCATGTCGATGGCGCGGAAACGGGCGATCGGGTCCGAAGGTATGTGGGGTTGGGGCCGCGCGGTGTCGGGAGCCGATATTCAGGCGACAGTGTGTGTGACGCTTGCTTTGTGGGGCGCCATGTCGACCGGCGCGAAACGGCAGCGTCGGCAGCGGTCAGGGAAGGGTGTGTTTCGCGGGTGAATGATCACAGGGCGCGGAGTGTCGCGGCGGACGTGGTCCCGTCGCTGACCGTGGGCAACGTGGGGGGGGTGGTGTTGTGCTGACTAAGAAGGCCGCGCTGGACCTCGTGACGGACGTCTGGAACACGCATCAAGGGACCGAGGTCGGCCGCCTGAACCGGATCGACCAAGCGCTAAAGGTCGACCCGCCGGTGCTGCGGCGGGAGTTCGTGCACGACACGGGGGGCCGGCACCGGTACGCGGGTGGGTTCACGCCGACTGTTGCTATCCCTGATGACGCTCCGCCGATCATGTGGGAGCTCGCGAGGAAGTCCCGGACGAACTATCTGCCGCTGCTGGTGCGTGTGTACCGTCAAGCGTTGCGGGTCGAGGGGTATGTCACGGCGGCTCCGACTGCGCAGAATCCGTGGCGGTGGTGGCAGGCGAACCGGATGGACGCACGCGCTGGGGGACTGCATGATTCGGCGTTGAAGTACGGGACGGGGTACCTGTCGGTGCTCCCTGGCGATCAGGGGCCTGCGACTCGGGCGTACACGCCGCGGCGGATGACGGCCGCGTATCAGGACCCTGAGGTTGACGAGTGGCCGATGTTCGCGGCGCATATCGACACCTCCGAATCTCATCTTGTGTTGACCGACGAGGAGGCCGAGTACAGGTTCGGGATCGAGGACGCTGCGGCGGTTGTCGGCCTCTCTGGTATGCCGTCGTTGTCGCGGCGTATCGGGTCCGATGCGGTGACGTACATCGAAGCGCGGCGGCATGACGTCGGGGTGTGCCCGGTGGTGCGTTACAGGGATTCGTTCTTGTTGGATGGTGAGGAACAATTCGGGATCGTTGAGCCGCTTATGGTGATCCAAGAACGGATCGATGAGACGTCTTTCGGGCAGCTCGTGGCGCAGTATTTCGCGGCTTTCAAGCAGCGCGCGGTCATCGGGTGGGTGCCGGAGTCAGAGGCGGAGGAGCTGAAAGCCGGGGCGGCGCGTATCTGGTACCTGGACGTCGACAAGGGCGAGGTCGACATCAAGGAATTGAACGAGACGGACCTGACCAGGTATATCGATTCTGGGCGCGCAGCCCGGCGTGACTTCGCTGCGCTTGGACAGATACCGGCTGGTGATCTTGGCGCCGAGTCAATCAGCAACATCAGTGATGCGACCCTCGCCGGTTTGGAACGTGGGAAGAACGCGCGCGCCGGTGAAATCGCGTTGGCGCTCGGTGAATCCCATGAGCAGGCGTTACGGCTCATGGCGCGCGTCGCGGGCGATGAGGAAGCCGCGGTGGATTGGACGTCTGAGGTGCGGTGGGCGCAACGGGAGGCGCGTACGTGGGCGGGCCAGATCGACGGTTTGGTCAAGCTCGTGCAGGCCGCGATCATCGCACCCGACACCGCGGTCGAGTTGGTGCCGGGGATGACAGAGCAGCAGGTCCGTGCGGCACGCGCTGACCTGCGGCGTGCGCGGGCGGCTGCGACGGTTGCGGCGTTGCGGCCGTCTCAGGCAGCTTCGGGTCAGGCCGCGGTTGTCCCGGAATCTTCCACTGCGGCGGAGGCGGTGACTGATGCCGACGGAGAGTGACGTGCTTGGGTACCGTGCGCGGCTGGTGACGTTGACGGATTTGGCGTTGGCGGACCTCGCTTCGGCGTGGGCGTCGTGGTCGTGGGACGACCCGCCGTCTGCTACCGCGTCGGCGGTCGAGGTGGTGCCAGACGTGGTGTGGACATGGCAGGACACGGCCGCGGCGTTGGCTGCTGACGTGTACGACCAATGGCGGGACGAGGAAGGCGTACGGGGGTCGTTCCGTGCGTCGCCTGCTGCTGTCGCGGAATTGGACCAGATCGAGGCTGGTATCCGTAACGCGGTCGGCCCGCTGTGGCAGGAGTCGCCGGACTCGGCTGCGGCCCGGTCCTTGCTGCAAGGTATGGCGGGTCGGCTGGTGATGCGCGGCGCGAATGACACTGTCGTCGACGCGGCCGGCGCGGACCCGCAGGCCGTGGGGTGGCAGCGGGTGGCGCGGCCAGGGGCGTGCAGGTTCTGCCGGATGCTCGCGTCCAGGGGCGCTGTGTACCGGTCTGAGAAGACGTCAAGGTTCGCTGCACATGACCGGTGTCGATGCGCGGCCGTCTGCTCGTGGGACCAGGACGCGCCCGAGGCGCCGGCAATAGCGTATGTGGCGTCGAGTAGGTCGCAGACGCCGCAATCAAGGGCGCGTGTGCGTGCGTATCTGGACGCGAATTTCCCGGAGTGACCGGGCGGCGTGGCGGCGGCGCCTTTCATACCTGCCGTGAAACATCGACTGGAAGGGTCAGCTATGCAGAAAAACAAACCGTGGCTCGCCTACGTGTTGCAGATGGTAGAGCCGGGCGACGCGGCGGGTGGTGGTGGCGCTACAACGGTGGTGCCTCCGTCCGTTGTTGCGCCAGCAGTGTCGGCCAGCGACGCTGGCTTCACGAAAGCAGACATCGACAAGGCAGTGAGCGCTGCGCTCGCTGAGGCCGCACGGGCAGGCCAGGCGGAGCAGGACGAGCTGCGGGAAAAGGCAGCGCGCCTAGACCAGATCGAAGAAGCGAACAGGACAGCCGAGGAACGCGCCGCGGCCGATCTCGCGAAGGCAAAGAAGGACGCTGAGACCGCGAAGGCCGAAGCTGTCCGCTACAAGGCCGCCGCGGCCGCCGGTATCGACCCGGACTCGGACGACTTCGCGTTGATCGGGGCAGGCCCGGAAGCGGATGTGATGGCACGGGCGAAGCGCGTAGGCGAACTGCTCGCGGCGTCACTGGAATTGGAAGCGCTCAAAACACAGCAACAGCGTCCGACGAATCGACCGAAGCCGGTCCTCCGCCCTGGCGCTGCTCCGGTTGACGAGTCGACACGCGTGGCCTCGATGGACGCTGCCCATGAGGCGGCGTTGCGGCGCGGGCGTGTTGTGCCGGCGAAGTAGACGAGTTCCAGGAGAGGAAAGGGGCAGGGATGGCGACTAACATCACTGTGCAGAAGAGTGTCACGTACGGCGGTGAAGACCGGTCGTGGACTATCGGCGACCACGATGCGACAGCGAACGTGCCGCTTGATTTCGCGACGTTCACGGGCGCGAACTTCACGGATGGCACGATCAAGTCCGGGTGCGTGCTCGGCAAGATCACGGCCAGCGGGAAGTACGGTCCGTATGATTCTGCGGCGACGGATGGCCGGCAGACCGCGAACATCATCCTTTGGGACACCACGAAGATTCCATCGAATACCGCGACGTTGGCTACGGCTGGCGGGTATTGGCATGGGCAGGTTCGTGTGGCGCGGCTGCCGTACCCGTCTGGGCTTGGTGCCCTGACTGCCGCGGCCCGCACGCAGCTCACCAACATCCGGTTCGAGGGCTGAGAGGCTGACTCATGGCTGAAATTCTGTTCGATGCTCCGGTCCCGCCGGACACCCTCACTCGGTATGTGGAGCAGTACGTTCCGCGGCCGGCCGAGAACCTTCTCACGGCGGCTGTGAATGTCAACTACGTACCTGACAGCAAGGTGCGGTGGGGGACGATCACCCGCAAGAACCGCATGGCGAAGTACCGGGCATACGACGGTGCAATCGCGCGGGCGCAGCGTGACACCGCTGCCGAGCAGTACGTCACGCTCCCGCCGTTCTCGAACTCTCAGGTGACCGGAGAGTACGAGACGTTGCAGAAGGAGTTCGCGCGGATGGAAGGCGGCAACAAGGCCGTCCTCGCCGACGCTATCTACAATGACGCGGAAGCGCTCACGGTGTCGATGTGGAACCGTGTAGAGAAGGCGCTCGGGTCTGTTCTCACCACCGGCAAGTTCAGCGTGAACGAGAACCAGACGATGTACGAGGCCGATTACGGACTCGCCGCCGGCAACAAGGTGACGGTCGCGACGCCGTGGACTACGTCGGCGACGGCGAACGCGGCGGACGACCTCCGCGCGTTCCGTCAGGCGTTCGTGGCGTCTGCTGGTGTCGCGCCGGGGCGGATCACGACAACGGAGGCTGTCGTATCCGCGTTGCTGCGGAACGCGCAGATCGTCCAGGAAGCGCTCGGCACCCTGTCTGGCCGTACCCGTATCACGCGGGCGGAGCTCCAGGCGTGGCTCGCGTCGGAGAACCTGCCGCAGATCACGGACACCATCGAAGGCGTCATGTACAACGAGGAGACCGGCTCGGATGAGCGGGTGTTCCCCAATGACCTGTTGGTGATGTCCCCGGCGAACCTCGGTGACGCGTTGGAGTTCACGTTCGGGCTTTCCGCTTCGGCGCTCAAGCTCGTGAACTCGAACCGTACGGACCTGACGTTCGGTGACCGGACCCGCATCACGGGCATGGTCATCGAGGAGGGTCCCCCGTTCCGTGAGTATGTGTACGTTGACGCTGTGGGGCTTCCCGTGCTGACGGCGCCCCAGCGGATTCTCGTGGCGGACGTGCTCTGATGGGCCGCCGTGTCGTGTCGACCGTGTACGTTTCGCACCCGGAGACGGGTGAGCATGTGCGTGTTCTTGCTGGCGATGAGGCACCGGATTGGGTTGAGGCTGCGGCCACGAACCCGAAGGTGTGGGAGTCCGAGACCGACGCTCCCGCCGATCCTGGTGCTGAGTCTGGCCTAGGCCAGGAACCCGCGGCCGACGACTACGCGGGACCTGCTGACGCGCCGGCCGACGCGCCTGACGAGGCGCCTGACGAGGCGCCTGACGAGGCCACAGGACGGGACTACGCCACGTGGACCGTAGTGGACCTCAAGGCCGAAATCGCGGCCCGTAACGACGGCCGCGACGACTCCGAGAAAATCCCCACAGACGGGAACAAGGCCGACCTCGTCGCGGCGCTAGAGGCCGACGACGAGGACACCGCGGCTGTGACGGAATGACGGACAGGGAGGGGTTCACGTGGCGTTCCTGACTCCAGGCGACCTCTCCCCGTTCACGTCCGCCACGGTCGAACAGCTCGACGTGATGATCCGGGACGTGGAGGCATTGGCGTTGGACGCGGCGCCGTGCCTTGCGTCACCGGACAACCTCTCCGATGCGCAACGGGCGACCGTGGTCGCGACGCTACGCGGGGCGGTGCTGCGGTGGGCGGAACACGCGACGCGGGACACGCGGCAGCTCGTGGCAGGGCCGTACAGCATCGGACCCGGCCCGCAGCAGTCCGCGGACAGGCGCCCGCTGCTGTGGCCGACTGAGGTGTCCGCCCTGGCATCGGTGTGTGCTGGCACCAGGCGCCGCCGGGCGTTCGTGGGGTGGCTGGCGTGAGCGTGATCCCCACACCGTGGCAGATAGGGCTACGGGTGTGGTCGCAGTCTGGGAGCGACGCGCACGGCAACGCCGTCGACACGTGGGCGGCCCCGGTCGTTGTCCCGATTCACAGTGTCGCGCCGCGCGTTGTCGGGACTGATGAACCGAACCGCGGCAACCGGTCCGTCGTCATCGAAGGATTGACGGTGTACGCGCCCGCGGGCACAGTCGTGGACGCCCGCGACCGGATCGTGTGGCCGTGGCCAGCCGTGGCCGAATCCGTCGAGTACGAGGTCGTCGGCGAGATCGAGGACTACACCAAAGGCCCGTGGGGAAACCCCGCTGCCGGTGTGGTCATCCAGATGCGACGTTGGGAGGGGTGAGCGGTGACGGCACAGGTGCGGTTCAAGTGGAACCCGACTGCGCTCCGTGAAGCGCGAACGTCCCCGGCCGCGCAGGAGGAGGTGCTTCGCCGCGCACGGCGGATCGCGGAGGCGTGCGGCGGTGAGGCAGTAGGTTTCGTCGCGGCCGGCCCCGGGGAAGAACCACGGGTACGCGCGAGGGCTGCTGTCATCGCGGCGTCCAGGTGGGCGCGCCGCGCGAACGCGAAACACAACACGATCCTGCGGAACATCGACGCGGGGAGGTCGTGATGCGCCCCGTAGCGGTGGAAGCCGGGGTAGTCGCGTGGCTCGCCGGCAGGCTGCCCGCAGTGCACGTTGGGACCCGCGTCCCGGAACGGCGCCCACCACGGTTCATCCGGGTCGGCCGGACCGGTGGGGAACGGCTGAACCTCGCGCAGGAACGGCCAGTCATCCTCGTGGAGTGCTGGGCTGCGGATTCGGTCGCGGCAGAACAGCTCGCGGCAGACGCGTGGGCCGCGATGGACGCATTGGCCTACACCGGGCCTGGGTGGGCGCATCGCGTCGACCTGACGAGTCTCGTGAATTTCCCTGACCCGGACGCTCCGGCTCTCACCCGGTACCAGTTCCTCGCATCAATCACAGCGAATTTGGAGGTAGCAGTATGAGCAACGAGACCGTCGTGTACCACCCTAATTTGGACGTGGCGCGTGCTGTAGACACAGGAGCGGTAGAGGAATGGGCCGCTATGGGGTGGCTCACCGACCGGCCCGACCACATCACTGATGACGCGGTCCCGCGCGATGTCGCCGGGCCTGGTGAGTCGCCGACCGCTGAGGACACCGCAAATGACGGTGACCTGGTGACGGCCAGCGATGACCCGAGCATCACCGGGCAGCAGCAGGGCTGACCGGGACTATTTGAGAGGGAGAGGGTCACATGGCTGCACCTAATGCACGGAACGTCGCGGCGGCTAAGCCGTTCGCTGGCGGTGGTATCTATTGGGCGCCGTTGTCTACGGCGCTCCCGACTGACGAGGCGACGGCACTCCCCGCCGCGTTCAAGCCGTTGGGGTTCGTGTCCGAGGACGGCGTCCAGCCTACCCGGGACACGAGTATCGAGAAGATCAAGGCTTGGGGCGGCGACATCGTTGCTGCGCTCCTCGCCGACGAATCCCGCAGTTTCGAGTTCACGCTGCTTGAGGTCTTCTACGAAGAGGTCCTGAAGTTCGTTTATGGCGCGGAGAACGTCACCGTCACGGCGCCCACGGCATCGGTCGGCACGAAGTACGCAGTTACGGACAAGGGCGGCAAGCGCGACAACGTGCTGCTCGTGTTCGACATGCGCCACGGGTCCAAGCGTCGCCGCCTCATCGTCCCCATCGCGGATTACAACCTGACCGGTGAACAGCCCTACGTCGACAACGCGCTTACCGCGTACACGGTCACAGTCGAGGCCATCAAGGACTCCAGCGGCGTCCGCGTCTACGACTACGGCCAGAACGACGACAAGACCGGGTGATAAGCGTCCGGGGCAGGGTCCGTAGCTGGCCCGCCCTGCCCCGGACTTGCATCACTTGGCCAGCGACGCAAAAGGAAGGGTAGGGCCAGCTATGACAACGACAGACAAGGCGCCGGCGCGCAAGGCTCCGCAGGACCACCGGGCCAAGGGAGAGGGAGCTACAAGCGAGGTCCCGGACACGCATTTCGCGTGGACAGACCCGACCGGGACAACCTGGGTTTCGACTAAGGCCGTGCGTGATGTGATCACACCCGGGCTCGTGCGACGGAACCGTTCGAGCGACATGTCATTCACCATGGAGGCGCTGGAATTGATGTTCGATGACCAACCCGGCTTCTTTGCCATCGTGGACGAGTCGTGGGACGCGATGAACTCCGCTAGCGAAGCGCTAGCAGAAACGTTCCAGCGAATGGGTACCTCCGTGGGGGAATCGTCGCGCTCGTCGGCCTGATAGACGAGCACAGCACCGAAATTGAATACGAGTTGATCCGTCTCGGGTTGCGTCTGCGGGACTTCCCGTCAGAAAACCTGACGTGGCGTGACCTGGCGGTGATCGTCCGGTGCGCCCCGGCCGATTCGCCGCTGGCGCGGGTCATGGAGCCGTCCGTCGCGGGACAACTCGACGTTCAACTCCTACGATCGATCGACTACAGCCTCCGCTGGCTTTCGTGGGCGAAAACGAAGGACGGACAATCAGGCAGGAACCGTCCCGAATGGGTCACATTCGATTGGGAGAAACCAGACCGCGGTAACGACGGATACCGAGGAGACACGATGGAGCTGGAGGAGGCCGCGGATTGGCTCGGCTGGTCTGACCTGATCGAGGCCGAGAACACCCGCCGCGCCGAGGCGGGGCTGCCTCTGATTGGGGCCGTTGCTGGCAAGTTCGTCAGCGGATAGGTAGGTGACTGGAATGGCTGGCCAAGGTATCGAGCTGGGCGTCGCGTACCTATCGCTGGTCGTGTCATCGAAGGGTGTCCCAGCGCAGGTCCGTGCGGCCCTCTCCGGCCTGCCGGAAGAGGGGCGCCGGGCCGGCACAGCGCTCGGTAAGTCGATGTCCGACGCGGCCGCGGACGCGGCCAGTTTCGACGGGGTGAAGGCGTCGGCGGCGGCGTTCGAGAAACAGCAGGAGCGGAACAACTCGGCGGCGGGCAGAGCGCGCGGCGCGATGACCGGTTTCGGGACGGCCGCCAAGGGCGCGTTCGGCATGGCGATGAAGGCCGCGACGCCCCTGGTGGGGCTGTTCGCGGGGGTATCGGCGGTCGAGTTCTTCACGGACGCGATCAAGGGCGCGTCGGACCTTGAACAGTCCGTCGGCGCTGTCGATGCGGTGTTCAAGGGCCAGGCCGGGGCGATCAAGGCCACGGCGGATGGCGCGGCGCAATCGCTCGGGCTGACGAAGAACGCGTACAACGAGATGGCGACTGTGCTCGGCTCGTTGCTCAAAAACCAAGGCGTCTCCGACTTCACGGGCGAGACGCAGAAACTCATCGGGGTCGGCGCGGACCTAGCGGCGCAGTTCGGCGGCTCGACACAGCAGGCGGTCGACGCGCTCGCCTCGGCGATGCGCGGCGAATCCGACCCCATCGAGCGGTACGGAATCTCCTTGAACGAGTCCGCCGTGCAGGCGGAGCTGGCCGCGAACGGGCAAGACAAGTTGAAGGGCGCCGCGCTCGAACAGGCGAAGGCGCAAGCCCGGATCGCGATCATCATGCGGAAGTCCGCGGACGCGCAAGGTGCGTTCGCGCGGGAGTCGAACACACTCGCGGGGAAGCAGGCGCGGCTCTCCGCGCTGTGGGGTGACTTCAAGACGTCGATCGGGACCGCGCTCCTGCCGGTCGCGTCGGCGTTCCTCGACGTGCTCATGCGGCTCGGTGGCGCGGTCACCGGCCTGTACTCGCGGCTCACCGGCGGCGGGCAGGCCGTCGGGTCCCTGGCGGGGTGGTTTCAGCAGCTCGCTGCATCCCCGGTCGGGCAGTGGTTCCAGCAGCTCGGGCAGACGATCGTGGGCATGGTGATGCCCGCGTTCCGGGAGACGTCGGAGGTCGTCACGGGCCAGTTGTGGCCGGCGTTGAAGACGATCGGTGAGGTGTACGTGGAGTTCGCCAAGACGGTCATCGGCTCCCCCGTGGGGCAGTTCATCGTGAACCTGTTCGGGTCGGTCATCGTAGGCGCAGTGAACGGCGTCATTAACATCTTCCAGGGCCTCGTGCGGGTCGTGTCCGGCGCGTACCAGGCCATCGCCGGCCTGTTGACGGGCGACTGGGCGCGGGTGTGGGACGGGCTGACGACGGTCGCTGGCGGCGCGGTTCAGGCGTTCGTCGGGTTCCTCCAAGTGTGGATCATCGGCCGGGCGCTCGGCATCTTCCGCGCGTTCATCGGCGGGGTCGGCGCGTTCTTCCAGGGGCTGTGGGCGGCGACCGGGCCCGCGGTCGCAGCGGTCGTCGGGGCGTTCACGGCGCTCGGTGCAGGGGCCGCGTGGGTCGTGGGCCAGCTCGTGTCGTTCCTCGGCGGGGTCGTGTCGTGGCTCGCGTCGACGTGGTCCGCGGGGTGGCAGCGGGCGTCGGAGCAGGTCTCCGCGGCCTGGCAGGCGGTGGTGCAGTGGACGGCGGCAGCCTGGGCGTTCATCCGAGATCAGGTGTTCACGCCGATACGCGACTGGGTTGTGTCGGTCCTTGTGGCCGCGTTCAACAATTTCCTCGGCAACGTCCGACGTGTGTGGACTGCTGTCCAAGCAGTGATCTCGACCGTGTGGCAATGGGTTTCAGTGAACGTGTTCACGCCTATCCGCACATGGCTCACCGCGACGCTGACGGCCGCGTTGAACGCGTTCGGCAACGTCGTGTCGACCGTGTGGAACGCCGTACGGTCGGTGATTGCCACCGCGTGGGGTTGGATCAGGGCGAACGTGTTCACGCCTATCCGAACATGGCTCATCGACACATTCGGCGGCGCGTTCAACGCGTTCCGGGCGACCGTCGTCTCAGTGTGGAACACGGTGGTCCGTACTATCGCCAGCGCGTGGCAGCGCATCTCGGGGACGTTCTCCAGCTTGAAAGACGGACTCAACTCCGTCTGGAACTGGTTCGGTGTCGTCGTCGGCGGAATCGGCAAGACATGGGACACGCTCAAGGGAGTAGTCGCCGCGCCAGTCAGGTACGTCGTCAACGACATCATCCGCGACAAGCTCGTGTATGCCTGGAATCAGGTGGCGTCAAAGGTTGGCCTGTCGACGTTCGCGTTCTCTGGCATGGCGTCCGGTGGCACCCCATCGGCAGGAAGGTCGACGCGCGGCGGCCTTACCCGCGCGGCCGGCGGTAATGTCCCCGGCTGGTCACCGAACGACACCGCGGACAACATCCCGGCATGGCTGACAGCGGACGAATTCGTGACGCGCCGGAAGTCAGCGCGGAAGATGCGCAAGAACCACCCCGGTGTCCTGGAGTACATCAACGCTCACGGCACACTCCCCGGCTACCGCGACGGCGGGACCGTCGCACGATTCGCCGGCGGCGGGTCCGTAGCGAACTGGGACGCGCGCACCGGGTCAGGGCTGCGCGTGTGGGCCGCGTGGATGCGGTCGTTGATCTCCGGGAAGTTCGGCGTCCGCGACATCGGAGGATATCGGCCGGTCGACCAGTTCCCAGACCACCCCTCCGGGCGCGCGCTCGACATCATGACTTACTCCGACCGCTCCAGGGGCGATGCCATCGCTTCGTGGCTGATGGCCAACCACAAGGCGGCGAACCTCAATTACCTGATCTGGAAACAGCGTTCGTGGAACCCGCGGCGCGGGTCGTGGAAGCTGATGCCGAACCGTGGTGGCATCACCGCGAACCACTTTGACCACGTCCACGCCCTATTCAACCCCGGTGGCGGAAACCCAAGTGGTCTCGGCGGCGCGCTCACCCCGGAGATGATCGCGCAATTGCAGGCCGGCGGAGGCGGTTTCTCCGTCCCGAACCCGCTGGCGGAGGCGGCTAAAGCGATCGTGAACCCGCTGTTCAACGGGGCCAAGGCGCTCATCGCCGGGATGACCAGCAGGTTCGGCGCGTCCGCATGGGTAGAAATGATGGCAGCCACCGCCAAGATGCCAGTCGATCAAGTGCAGAAGTGGCTTATCAACAAGATCGACTCCGTGTTCCCCGCCTCGTCAGTCGGTGGTGCTGGAGCCGACAACGAGGGGACCCCCGTCTCTGCCACCGGTGCCGGAGTGCAACGGTGGGCGTCCGTCGCGGCGCGGGCGTTGCAGATGACAGGCCAGTCGACCTCCCTGCTGCCAGCTTTGCTACGGAGGATGCAGCAGGAGTCAGGAGGCAACCCGAACGCCATCAACAACTGGGACATCAACGCCAAGCGTGGCGACCCGTCGAAGGGCCTCATGCAGGTCATCGGGTCGACATTCCGGCGGTACGCGATGCCCGGATACAACACGAACATCTACGACCCGATGTCGAACATCCTGGCGTCGCTCCGGTACGCGTCGGCAAAGTATGGGTCCGTCGCGGCCGCGTACAACCGGCGAGGCGGTTACGGCGATGGCGGGACAGTCACGGACGACACCACCGCGAAACTGTTCGACGGCGGTGGGCTGCTCGAATACGGGGACATCGCGTTGCACAAGACGCGGCGCCCGGACCGGGTGTTGACGGAAAGGCAGTGGCATGCGGTCGAACGGTACTTGCCGACGACCGCCGGCGGCGCAGGCGGCGGGCTCGGCGGGGCGCGTATTGAAATCAACGGGATCAAGCATGATTCGGTTGGTGAGTTCGCGCAGGCGTTGGATTACGCGCTGATCCGCGCCCGCAATGTCGGCCGGTACCAGACGATAGGGGCGTGATCGGAGGTGGCCATTCCGACGCTGGCGGAAGGACAGTTCGCGCTTGACGGGTACGTGTTCGGAGCCCGCAGCGACACCGTGTTCCTCCTCGAATCCGGTTTGGACGTGGGGTCCGCTGAGATACGAAGCCAGGACCAGCCGCACCCGTCTGCCGACGCGGTTCTGTTCGGCCGGGACCTGACGACGCCACCGGCCTGGACGTTCTCGTTGGGGGTGATCGTCGGTCCTGGCGGCGACCTGTACGCGGCCATTGATGGGTTCGCGGCGGCATGGTCGGGGTGGGCGAAGCGGTCGACGCCTGGCGCGGTGTCCGAGTTGGCGTACCGCCGGAACGGCGTGACGCGTGTCGTGTACGGCAGGCCCCGGGCGTGGAACATCGAGACACCGAAGGTGTTGCAGCATCGGGTGCGGGTCCTGACCGCGCAGTTCCAACTCGCAGATTCCCGCGCGTACTCGTCCACGCTGTCTGAGGTCGTGTTGGGCACAGTCCACACGTCCACGTCGTCGGGTGTCATCTTCCCGGTGGTCTTCCCCACGTTCTTCGGGTCATCCCCGCAGGAACGGGCCGGGTGGGTGACGGTAACGTCACCGGTCCCTACCCCGTTCACGGTGACGATCACGGGCCCGTCGACCGGTGTCGCGTCCGGGTTCCGCGTCGAATCGGCAGGGTGGGTCCTGGACCTCCCCGTGACGATCACCCCGGGGCAGACACTCACGGTCAACACCGCGTCGGGGATCGTCGCAGTCAACGGAAACCCGGTCCCGACCGGCGTTGGCAGGGCGTCAAATCTCGGCGCGCTGCTACAGCCAGGCACACAAGAAGTGCAGTTCACGGCCAACGACCCGTCCGCGACAGTGACAGCGACGGTCCGTTGGCGCGAGGCGTCAACAGCATGGTAAGGAGCACGGTGTGACATTTTTGCCGGCATCAGTCATTGACGGCGCCAGGACTTACGCGGAGTCGATTCGGCGGCAGCTGTATTCGGCGACGGGCGGGGCCACCGGCGTGATCCTTCCAGGAGCGTTGAAGGTCACAGCGCTACCTACCCCAGGCGGGGCGATCGTCATTGCGCCAGGGTCAGCAGCTATCGCGTCCCCTTACCCTGGCGCGAGCGGCCAGTCATACCAGGTCGCGAACGACGCGGCCCTACAGGTGGCGGTACCGGCGAACAACACCGGCGCGCCCATCAACAGGCACGTTTGGGTCACTGTGCGGGACCCCCAATACCCGGGGATGCCGACCCCATCGAATCCAGAGACAGACACCTACCTCGACGTGCAAATCACCGCTAGCACGATCACGGACAGGCCGGCAATCAAGCTGGCCACGATCGCGATGCCTACCGGGGCGTCGACCGTGACACCTGCGATGATCACGGACACGCGCGCACTCGCGCAACCCAAAGAGCTTGTCGTGAAGGTCCCTTTCCTGCCAGGGACGAACGTCAACATGGCGAAGGGGACGACCTACACGGCGTGGGCAGGGTCACCGCAGACCGTGTATATCCCGGATTGGACGACGCACATCATCGCGGTCGCTCACATCAACGGAGTTGAATACACGGGCACCGATAACGCTGTCGGTGGTGTCCGCATGTTGATGAACTCGTCAGTGGACACGCAGAACGGGATCATCGGTTCCAAGGGCAAGTCACGGCAGTCCGTGTTCGTGCTCGGGAAGTGGACGCTGGTTTCCGGCGCGGGGACAGACGCACAGTTCTCGATCCAAGCGGCGCAAACGTCCGGGGCCGGAAACTTCCAGCTGGACTACCAGTCACAGGTGCTGTTTGAAATCACGTTCCAGCAGCGGACCGCGTAATGAGGGAGGGGTGGTGGTATTTCGCGAACCGTGTGGTCGGGGACGGCACCGAAACGCTCATCGCCGCTGACCTTCCGCTGTCTAACCCCTCGATCACCACGACTCTCTCCGGAACGGACGAGGTCACTTTCGATCTGACACCAGAGATCATGCGGCTCAAGGCGCCGGACGGCCGCCCCGTTCTGCGTCCCCGCGCGACGGCCGTGTACGCCGTGCTCGACGGCGTCATCCGCGGCGGTGGCCTAGTCCGGTCGGTGTCCGCGGATGGGCACACGGCCCGGGTCGTCTGCGCCGGCTACGTGTCCGTCTTGGACGATCTGCCGTGGACATCTGCCGCGTCCAAGAAGTTCTACAACGCTGACCCTGCGGACGTGATCCGCCTCATCTGGTCCTTCACGCAATCCCACCCACACGGTGATCTAGGTGTCGCCGTGTCCGCTGAAGTGAAGACCCCAGTTCGGGTAGGCACCCGAGTGGCGGAGGTGAAGAACGCGCAGGGCGAGGTGACGACGCAAGCCGTGGACGAACCTCTCCTCCTCGCGAACTACGCGACCCCGAACCTGGCCGACGTGTTCGAGGAAATGCTCGACGTCGGGTCCATCGACTACAGGGAGCGGCACGTCCTGACCGGCGATACCGTCTTGCACGAGCTGGTCCTTGGCTATCCACGCCTCGGGCGGCGCCGCACCGATATCCAATTCCAGGTCGGGGCGAACGTCTCCGATATCCCCGTTGTCTTGTTCGATGATGATGACTTCGCGACCGAGGTGCTTGTGTTGTGCGCGGGCGAGGGCGAGAAGATGGTCCGCGCGCACGCGTACGTTCAGGACCACGCTCCGATGGTCAGGAAGGTTGCGACGATCCAACAGAAGGGCATCGGTCGGGCGGCGACAGCGCAGGCGGCCGCGGCGAAATACGCCCGGGCGATGCGGCCTGACACTGGTGATGTCGATTCGTTGCGTGTCCGGCCACACCCGCTCGCCCCGGTGGGCTCGTGGGAAAACGGCGACGAGGTGTGGCTATCAGGGGATTCCCTGTGGGCCGGGCAACTCGGGCAATGGGTGCGTGTGCTGGAGACGACGTACAACCCGGAAGAAGGCCCCGGCGCCACACTCAAGGTGACGCGAGCGGACCGGACATGAGGAAGGGGAGCTAGTGGCGGCGCTAGAGAGGCTGGCGCGGAGAATCGCAGCGATTGAGCGGACGCTACGAGACGTCGCAGCAACCCCGCAGCTGGCGAAGTCATCGATCATCGACGGCGCTATCGACCAAGTGCAGACCGTGGACACGGGGACCGTTGACGAATTCGGTAACCCTGTGTTCGAGGAGCGCATCGTCGCCCGCTACGGGCAGCAGGGCGACGGCGGCAACACGGTCGTGACGTTCGATGACCCGCAGCCGCCCCCACCGACGATGCCGACTGTGACCCCTGGCCCGGGGTTCATGGTGGTCGGGTGGGATGGGAACCTCACTGGCGTTTCCGTTGTCCCGTCGTATGTGCGGGCCGTTGGGGTGTTTGTTGGGCTCGCGACGGACGTCATCCCGTCTGCGGAGACGCTGCGGGCGGAGCTGCCACCGACCGGGGAGGGAACCGAGGTCACTATCGGGTCCCTCGCGCCTGGCGAGTATCTGGTGTCGCTCGTGGCCATGTCACACGGTGGGAAATGGTCAGAGCCCGCGCCGTACCGTCTCGGGGGTCCTGGGACGTCAGCGTCTGCTGTCCTCGTGCAAGAGGCCATCGACCGCGCGAACGCGGCGGACGCCCGTGCAGCGCTCGCGCAGAACGCGGCGACCGAGGCGGACAAGCGCGCCGCGGAAGCACGGGCGTTGGCTGCGGCCGTATCGTCCGCGGCCAACACCACAGATGCGAAGGCCGTAGACGCGTTGCGACGCGGGGACGTGTCGTTCCTCGCCGCGGACGGCAAGACGACGGTGACGTACTCGCTGAACCCACCGGCCGCCGCTGCCGGGGAACTCGGCGACACATGGTTCCAGGTCGATACTGCGGGCGTCGTCCTCGGGTTCTGGGAGTGCACGACCGGTGACAACGCGACACCGGCAGTGCCGGCCGCTACGTCGGTGACGCCGGCGGCCCCGACGTTCGTCAACCGCCCCGGGACGGCGTTGGACGCGTACACCATCCCAGCAGCAGCCGGAGTCACGTACCTCGTGGACGCCGCGCCGAAGGCGCCTGGGACGTACACGGACCGGGAGGGGCCGGTCGCCGTCGCCGCAGTACCGCAACCCGGGTATGTGTTCCCGCAGGCCGCGACAGTGGCTTGGGCCGCTACGTTGTCAGCGGATGGGTCGGGTTACAGAGACCCGGTCACGGTGTCAGCTCCGGCGTTCACTGACCGTGACGGCCCCGACAACGACACGGTCGAGCTCTACCCGCCGACGCCGCCCGGTGGGGCGGTGTGGAAGGTCAACGGTGTCGAGACAGCGGCCGGTGTGCATCCCGCGTCCGGTACCGTGACGGTCGAGGCTGTGCCAGGTGAACTGTATACGCTCGGTTCTGCGCAGACGTCGTGGACGTTCACGTTCGACCCGCTGAGGCACGTTACCCCCGCCGCTCCTACGTTCACGGACCGGTCCGGCACCGCAAACGACAGCGTCACTATCCCGTCGTCTACCGGAGCCGTATACCGGGTCGGGACGGTCCTGCGCGCGCCTGGGACGTACCCGGCTGGTGGGGTGGTGTCTGTGACCGCGGTGCCCGCTGAGGGGTACGCCCTCGATGGCGTCACGTCGTGGACGCACACATATTCAGACGCCGTCGAAACCGCCACGGAAGTCACCCCTGCGGCGCCGACGTTCACGGACCAGCCCGGTACCGCGTCCGACACGGTGACGATCCCAGCCACGCCGGGGGTTTCCTACCGGATCGGTGGGGCCGAACAACCGGCAGGGCCGCAGCCGGCGACAGGGACAGTGGCAGTGACCGCCACGCCGAAACCTGGCTACGCGTTCACTCAGGGCGCGACCACGTCTTGGTCTGCGACGTTCACCACGACACGCACCAGCGTCACAGCTACGGCGCCGACGTTCACGGACCTCAACGGCACATCTTCCGACACGGTCACCATCCCTGCCGTCACCGGCGTGGCCTACTCGATCGGGGGGACAGCCCGCTCCGCTGGGACGTACCCGGCGACCGGGACCGTGACGGTCACCGCCGCCGCGGCGTCCGACGCGTACCAGCTCACCGGGACCACGTCATGGACGTTCACGTTCGACCCCGCTACGTACGTGACGCCTGCGGCTCCGACGTGGAACGACACCGCGGACACGTACACGATCCCCGCAACGACCGGCGTCGACTACTACGTCGGCGGCACAGTCAAGGCATCTGGGACGTACACGGTACCAACTGGCGCGTCCCTCGCATCGACTAACTTTGCTGGAATCGCGAACGGGCAGCCGTGGCCCGCGCCGTGGACGCGCATATGGACACAGGGTTCAGCGAGCGCGGCCACCGTGCAGAGCTCAGCGGGTGTCGCTCAGGCCGCCGGCGCCGCGAACTGGTCAGCAAAGATCAACGTGTGCGCTGACATGAACATCAGCGATGTGGACCTCGCCTACACGTTGACCATCGTCAACCCGACACCCGCCGAGCGCATTTTCCATCACGCCATGCTGCGCATTCCCGCGGCAGACGCGCCGTACCCGGCAAACGGGTATGACCTTTACATTCGGGAGAATGGCGCGTCTTTGGAGAAGGTCACGGGGTGGTCCGGGACGAGCCTAGGCTCTGTCGCCGGGTTCACGCTGACACAAGGGACCGCGTACAAGGTGCGTTTCCAGGCGCAGGGCATCGCGCTGCGGGTGAAGGTGTGGCTGGCGTCCGGGTCCGAGCCGTCGGCGTGGCAGATCGACGTTACCGACACCACGTACGCCACCGGGTTCGTGGGTTTCCAGACTGTCGGCGGCGCATCCGCAGCCGTCAACTACCAAACCATCATCGATGACATCGTGATGTCGAACCCGTCCGGTGGGCAATCCGTGGACATCACCGTGACCGCGCAGGCAAAGCCTGGGTACACGCTCCAAGGCGGCGCAACCACGACGTGGACACACACCTTCTCTTGAGCGGAGTCTGACCATTGGCTACGTGGACGCAACGCACCATCGGCAACCAGGTGATCGAATCCATCACGGCCGGGAAGATCACCACGGGCACACTCCAAGCCGGGCAGACGATCTACGTTGGTGATTCGGCTGCGTCGCACACGGAGATCGGGCAGGGCGGTGTGCGGGTGCTGCGGCCCGACTCGGATGGCGAGATCAGCCCGACGATCAACCTCGGCGGCGCCACACGTGACGTGGTGCAAATCGTGGACCCGGACACGGGCGCCACCCTTGCAGGTCTCGGAGACGACGGCTCCGTCGTCGGCCAACAGGTCATCGCGGATGCGCTCACGGTCGGTGGCCGGAAGATCGGCAACCCGTACGACCCTTCCGACGTCCTTTGGTCGTTCAGCCGCGGAACTGTCGGGTACGAGGCGACAGCGGTCACCAGCGCCGCCGGCAACACCCGCTTCGGTGTTATCGAGGCGTCAGCCCAAGTCCAAGGGGGGCGCCTGTACCGTGTCGCGTTCTACGGGACCCTGCACCAACGCAACGACGGGTCAAACCAAACTTCGTACGTGACGATCGTCCGCACATTGGACGGGTCCGCTCCCTCGGTTAACGGCGCTGTCCTCCACAGCGGAAGCATTATTTTCCCGATCATCGGGAACATCACCTTGTTGACGTACGCGCAGGCGTACATCAACGTCGGCGCAGACCCTGGCACTTGGTACACGCTGCGGGTGCTGGTCGCGATCAACCGCGCCGGCTCCAATGGCACGGTCGCCGTTCTCAACAACGCATCCACGAAACCGTCTCTGACGATCGAGGATTGCGGGCCGCAGGGACAGGCGTATCTCGCGCAGGGGCAGGCATCTAGCGGCGGCGGCACACCCGCGGGGTCATCGACGCCTGTGCCCCCACCGACGAAGGAAGCACGGGACTACGTCCAGGAGTACGACGCGTCGTGGGGCCGCACGTGGCGTGAGTCCGGTTCCGTCCGTACCGATGTCGGCGCCGACCTGATCCAGGGCCGCGCCGCGACCTCGGGAGCGACGAACAACTACGCCATGATCGGGTTCCCCTCGCAGGTTTACACGGACCTGCAAGGCGCGACCGTCTCAAAAATCGAGCTGTACATGTTCGCGTGGCACTGGTGGGGCCAATCAGGGACGGCGGTCATCGGAACACATGGTCAGGTCTCCTACCCTGCATCGTTCTCGTACAGCGGTCAGTTCTTCTCGGCGAACTGGAAACGCGGCGAAGGCCGCTGGGTCGCGCTACCGACAGAGTGGTATGCCGGGTTCAAGTCCGGCGCGAACCGAGGAATCAGCCTCGGCGGTAACACCGGAACATCAACCGCGTTCTACGGGAAGTTCTACGGGTACGCCCAACCACGCGGTCCACGGCTCCGCGTCTCCTACACGAAATAGGAGGGGGAACGGTGTGGACCTGATTCAAATGCTCTCGTGGAGCGAAATCGGACCTGCCGCGCTCCTCGCGCTCACAGTCCTGCTCATCCTCCGCGGCGACATCGTCCCACGCCGCACATACGACGCCGCCACGCAAGACCGCGACTATTGGCGGGCCGCGGCCATCGAATCGGCAAAGCAGGTCCGGGAGCTAACCGAGGTGTCCAAGACGGCGGTAGCAGCGCTCGACGCGCTCACGCCATCCGTCGAACGTGCGATGAACGGGGGGGAAGAACGGTCGTGACATGCCGGCACCTGCCAGAATGGCTCCGCCTGTGGGCACGTCCCGACGACCATACAGACGCTATCGCCGCGCTAGACGCAGCACGAGAACGGCAAACGGAGGTGGACCAATTGGTGACCGACGCCAAATGGCACCGCGACCGAGACCATTTCGCGGACCGGCTACGGGCCGTGTTCGACGAAGACGATGTCCGCCCACAGAGGAGCCGCCGCGGGCCGTCGGCGTGGAAGCACCGAGGGAAGCGACCACGCACGCGATGACACACCTAAGCATCCTCGATTGGTGGCTCCTGCTCGCTATCGCCTCCGCAGCTGCCGCTGCGGGAGCGTTCATCGTCCGCTATTGGGTGTCGATGACGTGGGAAAAGACCGCGACGGGCCGCGCAATCATGGGCCTGACGACCGCCGTGTTCGCCGCAGTAGTCGCCGCCGGAGTCCGCCGCGTAGACGAGCTGGCACCAGCATGGGACGGCGGACCGTGGCCAACGGTGCTCGCAGCCGTCGCGTGGACAGGAATAGCAGCAGGATTCGCCCGGCAGCATTGGGCGTTGGGGAAACACAACCGCCAGCTGCAAGATGAGATAAACACATCTCAGGAAAGCAGGAAGTGATGAACACGATTGACGTAGCACCGACCCTCGTAGACACACCGGTGCCCGACGTCACCGCCGTGAGCGACGACGAACTCCTCGCGCAGGACACACCAATTCCAGCGGAGTTCCTCGGGGATTACACGGGCGCAGCAGTTGATGAGGTGGGCAACTGATGCGGCTCCTTGACTTGGCGGACGTGGCACGCAAGTCCGGCCTACGCGTGGTCGAGGTACCGGGGTGGCAGACCCGCGGAACAGAAATGGCCGCAGGGTCGCCGGGCACGATCGTCGCGCACCACACCGCGACATCACGCCTCGCAGCCGGTGACCTCCCAACGCTTGGAATCCTCAAGTCCGGGCGCTCGGACCTGACCGGGCCGCTGTGCAACCTCGCGTTGGGACGCTCCGGGACTGTCTACGTGGTGTCAGCGGGCCGCGCGAACCACGCCGGCCGCACGTTCGAGCTCCGGCAGTCGAACTCCCACAGTCTCGGTATCGAGGCCGAACACGACGGTGTGTCCCCGTGGCCGGCGGAGCAGTACGCCGCCTACGTCGCGCTGTGCGCCACGCTGCGCGACGCATACGGCGCTGCGCCTGTCGAGGGGCACAAGGAGATCGCAGCGCCCTTGGGGCGCAAGACAGACCCGAATTTCGGCATGGGTGGGTTCCGCGCAGACGTCGCGCGCGCCGCGACCGCTGCCGCGCTGCGGGCCGCCGGGCGAGTCGCGACGGTCCTCCCCGGGAAGGTCGACCCGACACCCCCACCCCTGCTAGCGGCCGACGGCCGATGGGGCGAGCTGACATGCGACGCCGTGGAATGGTACCTGGGTATCGCACGCAACGGGGCACTAGATGTCGAGACCTCCAGCGCGATCCAACGATGGGTCGGGCGGCCGCAGACCGGGGCGCTGCTGAGGGACGACATGCGCGCCGTGCAACGCAAACTCGGGGTCGAGGCAACTGGGAAGTGGACCACGGCCACCGTGTTGGCGTGGCAGAACTTCCTCAACCGCCGCATCCGGGAGGCCACCGCCCGGGTAACCGGGCCTTTCCTGCTGCCGTCAGGGCACTGGTACGGCCAGAACGACAAGACCTCACGGTCCCATTCTGGCTATCAGGCCGTGGACAAGCCAGCCATCCGGCAAATCCAAACCAAGGTCGCCGTGGCCGTTGACGGCGTATTCGGCCCTGGGACCGAGGCCGCGGTGAAGGCATGGCAGGCCGGCGCGGCGCTCCCACAGTCGGGGCGTGTCGACGCCGCGACATGGGCCGCTATGGCGAAGGTGTGACCTACAAGGGAAGGTGTTGGATCGTGATTGATTCGATCAGAAGGAACCCGGCGCTCGTCTCGTCGTTCGTGACGGCAGTCATCGCGTTGCTTGTCGCTTTTGGAGTCCCTATCTCTGAGGACCAACGGGCAGCTGTTGTCGGTGTCGTCGCGGCCGTCATCGCGCTGCTGTCTGGGGCCGTGACGCGGGCGTTGGTGACCCCGGTGTCCGATCCGCGCGCCGCTGACGGAACCCCGCTCGTCCGCGCCGACGAAACCACTGGAGGTGCCTAATGCCCGGCACGATCCGCGATGACGCGTGGCCGTACCTGCCGCCGCCGTTCAAGGGAGGCGGCGGGGGCAGCCGAGCAACGTCCGCGGCCGAGGCCGGGGTAACCGTCGCGTCGCCCCGCGCCGACGTCTATCCGTACTTGCCGACACCGGCCACGGTGTCGTCCGTGACAACGACTTTCACCCAATACACGAAGACGTCCCAGCAGTGGGCCAAGTCGCTCGTAGCGCTCGGGCAGAACACCCGTATCGGGTTCGTCGCGCAGGTCCCCGCGTCCGCTACGGAACCGTTGAAGGTCGCCGAAGGCACAAGCTTGACCGACTCGTACAACCCATCGGCGCCACGAACCGACGTGCCGGCCGGGTCAGAGGTCGTTTTGTCGTCGGGGACAACGTTCTTGACAGCGCACAGCACCACCGCGTCGCTGTTCATCCGCTGCAAGCAGATCACCGGGGTATGACTTAACGGTTCCCCACGGCTGAAGCCGGGGGATTTCAACCTCAAGCAGCACCAGAAACCTCGAAGGGAGGCACCGAATGTCTGACGCTCTCAACGGAAGTGTGGCCCCGTTCTGCCACAGCCAGGATCGTCCTGGCGGCGTT